AACTAAAACTTTTGCACCTTCTGGAAGAGGTACTTGTGTAGATGCGCTTTGACCTGTTGTAAGTAAAGTCACTGTATAACTATCACCGGCTCCACCTCTAGTAGTTCCGTCTTCTACAAAAAATACTCTGTTAGCGTTACCACCAGATGTAGTTGCAGGCATTGTTAAACTAGCATTACCAGATAAAGTTCCTGTAACTTTTATATAAAGATTTTTACCATTCGCGGTCGCCGATCCGTCTGATAAATCTAAATTAACATTACCAGAACTTAAAGTTACTTCTACATAACCTGATGTTGCTGTTTGTAATAATTGTAAATTAGTATTTGTAATAGCTCCCCATAGACCTGCTTTTTCGCCGGTTGCTACAAGTTCTAATGATAAATCTGATGAAAATGTTGATGCCATATTAATAAGGTTTTATTGGTGTCCAAACCATTGTTGCTCCTGGTACTATATCGTTCCACGTAATAACTCCTGGTTCTACTGTATCTAATGTTAACTGAGAACCTGTAGGACTTATATTTGCGTCAGCAGTTATTGTAACATTACCTGTAGCCAAGGTCAAGTCAACACCTGAAGGTAAAACATCTATATCTATGTTAACTTCTACGCTGCCTGTATTTAAAGTTACTTGAGATCCAGATACTGTATGATCTACATCTGTTCTAATACTTAAAGTTCCTGTGCCTAATGTAAGTCTATTTGGATCAGCTTCTTCTGTAACTGCGTCTGCAATAATACCTACACTGCCTATAGTGATGTTTACTTGATTACCTGTTACAACTACTGATACGTCTGAATCGGGTCCAGATGTAGCAAATGGTAATGCTGATATTGCGTCAAATCCTAAACTCATAAATTTCCTTAAAAGGAGACTGTGTGGTATGTGGTGGTGACACAGCCTCCATCTAAGAATTATATCATCGTTTAAACCAAGAAGGAAGACCTAAATGAGGGCGCTTGTCAAACATATTATCTTTTGCTCCTGGGGTCTTACGATTATTATAATGCAAAAAAACTTGTACGCATTGTTTGCCTTTAAATTTTTCTCTCCAATGTTCTAACTCACAGCCAGAATAAACTAACATATCACCTTGTTTTAAATCTACTCTAACACCTTTTTTACCAGTCTCGCCAGACGGCTCTAGATATATTGGCCAATCATCACCACCTAAATTCATAGTAGTTGATATTTCACAACTAAATCTATCTTTGTGTCTTTTAAGTTCATCACCTTTTTTATAAATTCTTGCGTAAGTATATGCAGGATATAGTTTTAATCCTGTTGCTTTTTCCATACCTGGTTGACATTTAAGTAATAAAGTTTCCATAGCCATATTAGAATATTGAGAATACGTATTTGGTATCTGTTCATTCTCTCCTTCATAGTAACCAATTATGGTTTCAAAAGGTGAAAAGTACCTACGTTCTCTACAAGTATCATAAACTTGTTTTTGCATTATAAAATAGTTTGCAACAAAAGCTGCTAGGTCTTTTGATATTGCTTGTTTAATTACTGTATATTTATTTTTTTTAAACGACATCTTTAGCCATTTCTTTTGGCACTGCTTGTATGTTCCAATGTATAAATCTAAATGGTTCTATACCAAAATCTACTGCATATTCATGTTCTAAGTATCCTGGAAATATAATTAATGTTCCTGGTTTAGGTCTTAAATGAAATTGTTCGTGACCTGGCCACACACCTTTTATGTCTGGTCTCATTTTTAATTTTGTGCATCTTGCACCAGTCTTTGGTTCATGAAATATAGGATAAGAAGTTTTATCACTACACTTTAAAAAGTAAAAACCCGATACGTGTTGATTCCAATGTATGTGTGCAGAATGATGACCACCACCTTTTTTAGCAAACTCTTGTACCCATAGCTCACTAAACATAGTTGTGTATTGTGACATATCATAACCTTGGTGATCTAAATATTCCCAAGACTTTTGACCAATGTAATTTCTAAAATCTAAAAAATCATTATCCGCTGTAAGTGGTGTTGAATGATAACTTCTTCCAAAATCACCGTGTTCTTTTATAAATTTTTTTTCTCTGTTTCTTGCTTCTTTGATATATTTGTTAGAAGCTTTGTTTAACGATTTAACAAACTCTGGTTTTTCCTCATTCCATATTACAGTTGGAAAATAACTATTTATAAACATTATCTAAAAGGCCTCCCTAAATGCCATACCACAAGACTATATCTTGTGCCTGATGTTACTGGTTTAACTCTATGCCACACAAAACTAGGAAATACAATAATAGATCCTTTTGGTAATATCTCCTTGCATTGCACTCTGTGTTTTGATTCGTCTCTCATATGTGGATCATAGTTTCTAAAATCAAATTCTAGTTCACCGCCTTGATATTCTGATCCATCTGTTAATTGACAAGTCATAGATAGTTTTCTAATTTTACCGTGTTCAGGTGTATTAGGTTTGTCATAAGGTTTATCCCAACTATCACAATGCCAATCATAATATTGATTTAATTTATATTTTGTAAATTGACAAGACTCACTTCTTTCCCAATCAAAGTTCCAACCAGCTTGTCTATTTGCTTCGTGAACGTATGGATGTAATTCTTTATATATCCAAGTATCATTGAGCCAAACTAAATCTGATTTTCTTTTTCTTTGTAGATTTTTGACTTCTTCTTTATTTAATTTTCTATCACCATAGCCGCCTGTTCTAGCCATAACTTCTTTTTGTTGATTAGCATATTGTATTACTTCATCACAAAACTTTGGTGTTAGCACGCCACTAAAGTACCAATAATAATTAGATATATTCATATGTTATAGTTTGTACGAAATTTAAACTATCCTTTTGATTATTGGTTATGTAATACATATTTGTAGATGGAAACATTATAAATTTATTATTTTTAAGTGATATATCCCAAGATCTACCTTTACGTCTGTTATCTTCAAAGTGTATTCTAACCATACAGTCTTTTACTTTTACACCATAGAGTAATGTATAATCTGGTGAGTTACGTAAATCTACCGGATCTATATTTAATAAAGGAATTGTAACCTCGTTAGGTTTATAAATATTGCCCCACGTTTCTTTATTGATTAAACTAAAACCATACTCAAGATTAACGTGATCTCGCATATAGGTATTTAACATATCCCAAGTTCTTGAGAACGGAAAATCTTTGTTTTGAATTACTGATTGTAAAATGTCGCCTGATAATTTATCCCGGTCAATGTCCCAATCTTTAGGCATCGCCACATCACCATAATATAGAGCTTGCTCTGTTAATACTTTCTTCTGCATACCACCACCTTTTTTAATTTATGCTTTGTTATCTGTCAAGTCCCAAGATTGATTATCTTCATTCCAAATGTAAGACCAAGAATGAGTATCAGCTGTATTTTGTGAAATCTGTTCCTCAGTTAATGCAGGAGCATCACCGATTGGTGATTTCCAAGAAGCTGATTCATTATGTTTTACCCAAGATGCATATGGTTTTTTAGGCCAGAAGATTTGATCATCTTCATCCCAAGTATAACCAATTCCTGCATAGTTTCCTCTAAAAGGTGTACCACCATCTTTATGTTGGTTACCTGCTGTATTGTATGAAGTTTGAATCCACATTTGTGCAGGCCAATTATTATGTGTTTCTAAATATTGTTGACCTACTGCTTCGTCTTCAACTCCATCAGCGTTTAACATATCTTTGTTATCAAGTGTTAATACTTGAATAACTTTACTGTTAGCTCCTAGTTTTGCAAAATGTGCCATAATGTTTCTCCTTATATATTAATTTTAATTACCATTCAACTATTGAAATTTGTATCTTATTATTACAATTCCTGATCCTCCAGTTCCACCTGCTGCACCTGGATGTCCTCCACGTGGACCTCCATTACCTGTATTAGCTGTTTGAGGTGTGCCTGCTCCACCTGGAATGCCTCCTCCATCTCCACCTGCTGCTCTAGTTGTTGGTGTTCCGTTAATACTTGAAGTTGCTCCTGTGCCACCACCACTTGCACCAGCTCCAGCATCCTCTCCAACAGATGTTGCTCCACCACCGCCACCACTATAAGAATCACCACCAGAACCACCTGGATTACCTTGTGGGGGACTTACAGGAGGTGTATTTCCTGCTGCACCAGCACCTGGATTTGTATTTGCTCCTCCACCTGATCCACCAGTAGAACCTGTTGTTTGAACGGTACTACCATTACCGCCATTTCCACCACCTGCAGATGTTATTGTTGTTGTTCCAGTAAAAACTGAATTAGAGCCTGATACACCCGATGTACCACCTGCACCTATAGTTACAGGATAACCTGTTGCTGCAACTGGTAAAGCAGTGACACCTGACCCTAAAGGAGATACTGTATAACTTCCTGATGCTGTGCCTGATGATTCCCTGTATCCTCCTGCGCCACCACCTCCACCAGAATTTGAGGAACTTCCAGCTCCATCACCACCTCCACCACCTCCAGCGATAACTAAATAATCTATTGTATTTGAACCTGCAACATTACCAGCAGACGATACACAAAAAGTCCCTGGACCTGTAAATGTATGCACTTTAAAATTTGTGCAAACTGTAGTTACAGTTCCACCTGTTGCTGCAACAAAACTTGCTCCTGCTTCAGTGTCCTCTGCATTTTGAACATTAATCCAACCATTTGTATCATCCGCATATACAAATGTTGATGCTTGACCATCTACATTTAATTTTGCACTTGCTGCTGTCCCACCAATTTTTTGTGATCCATTAGGTGTTATTGTTAAATTATGTGTTCCAAAGTTTCTTGCATAATCAGCGAAAGCAACAATATTTCCCGCTGTTCCTGCCGGTAAATTTGCAGTCACTGCTCCTGAACTTGTGTCTACAAAATAACCCTCCTGATTAGCTGCCGTAAAAGTAGTTGTTTTAATTGATGTTTGCCAATTAACTGCACCATCAGCTCCAAAACCGTTTGCTGTTCCAGAATTTGTCATTGTTACACCAGCAGGAATTGTAATAGTGTCGCCGCTATCTCCTAATGTGACTGTGCCACACGCTGTTCTTGGACTAATTTTATTTACTTTTATTTCACTCATAATTTACCTATTGAAACTTATATCTTATCATTACTATACCTGAACCTCCAGCACCACCATTATCGTGTCGGTCACCAGCACCGCCACCACCAGTATTAACATCGGCTGCCTTTCCAGGTCCACTACCATCAGCTGTACCTCCACCACCAGCACCACCAGCACCACAATTTTTGGTTCCACCACCACCTGCAAAATATCTTCCAGATGCAGGACCAGGTGTTCCATAACTAGGTGCCGTCGGTCCTATCATAGAACAAGAAATAAAAGATCCAACTCCTCCAGATCCACCAGTACTACCAGATTGATTTCCTCCTACAGCTCCAGCTCCACCGCCTCCACCACCAGCGTATGAAGGTGCTGCTCCACCAGAACCTGCGTTATTTCCTTGAGGTGGACTTACAGGAGGTGTATTTCCTGTTCCACCACTACCTTGATTCCCTCCTCCAGAACCACCAGGCTGAAGAGTAGATGGTGAATCTGATGATGGACTATGTCCTGCACCAGCACCACCACCTGCGGATGTTATTGTGCTTGAACCTGTAAAAACTGAATCACTACCTCTAGTTCCTCCATAATCACCACTAGGATTACCTCCAGTGCCACCTGCACCAACTGTTACTGGATAACCTGTTGCTGTAACAGGTAATCCTGTAGGATTTGCTAAAGGAGACATAGAAGGTGCTGGTAAACAACCAACAGAGTTAGATAATCTAAATCCTCCTGCTCCTCCACCTGCACCTACTCTATTTGCAGGATATTGATCTCTGCCTCCACCTCCACCACCAGCTACAACAAAATAATCTACTGTACTTGAACCACAAGCATTTCCAACACAAGAAACTGAAAATGTTCCTGGACTTGTAAAAACGTGAGTTTTAAAATTTCCATCTGTTAATGTTGCGTTACCACCAGTCGCTGCAACAAATGCTGCATCAGCCCCTACATCAGCAAAACTTGATTGATGAATTGATCTCCAACCAACTGTTGAATCTATATAAACTAAAGTTACACCTTCTCCTTCAGTATCTAAAGTTATTTTTCCACCGTTTGTTCCACCATTAATTTTTTGTCCAGCTGGTGGATCTACTATTAAACTGTGTGTATCAAATGTGTTGTTGTAATCTTGAACAGATACAATATCACCAGCACTTCCTGTTGGTAAATCAACTTCAAAAGAACCCCCTGCCGTATTGCAAAAATATCCTTCACCGCTAGTTGCAGTAAAAGTAGCTGTCTTAATTGAACCTGTTTGCCAATCTACAGTCCCTGTTCTACCAAAACCTGTTTGAGATGCACCTGATGCTAAAGCAACAGTTTTTCCACATCCACCTACAGTTAATGTAGATCCTGATTCTGTTGTTATTGTATTTACTTTAATTGTACTTGTCATAATTATTGAAATTTGTACCTTATTATTACTATGCCAGAACCACCCGTTCCACCCGCACCTCCTGGACCTGGGTTTCCTGAACCACCACCGCCACCGCCACCACCAGTGTTAGCTGTTCCTGCACTTCCAGCACCACCATTTCCTGGACCTCCAGCTGCTCCACCTCCTGGTGTTACACCTGGTGTTGCTCCAGCTGACATAAAACCTCCTCCACTTCCACCACTTGCTCTTACAGTTGGAGTACTATTTATTGAAGTTGTAGCACCTGCACCACCAACTCCTGCAGTAAAAGCAGTTGGACTTGGTGCTGGTGGACCAGTGCCATTACATTGTGTACCAACTGAAGTTGCTCCACCACCACCACCTGAACCTCGATATGGACTACACGATGCACATCCTCCATTATTTCCTTGAGGCGGACTAACTGAAGGGTCGTTTCCATTTCCTTTTACTCCTGGTGAATAAGATGCTCCACCACCCGAACCACCTGGATTACCACCAAATGTATTTGGAGTTGGAGATGGTACATTACCTCCTCCACCAAACCCACCGCCAGCAGATGTTATTGTTGAAAATATAGAATTAGAACCATTGGCACCTGGTGTTCCTGCTGGAGCTGGACCACCCGCACCACCCGCACCAATTGTAATGGGAAAACCCGTAGCTGTCACTGGAACTCCTGTAGGTGCTCGTAAAGGAGATCCTGTATAAGAATCATTTAAACCTAATCCCTCTCTATAACCACCAGCTCCACCACCGCCACCTCCGATGTTAGAAGCAACAACTCCACCACCACCTCCACCACCAGCGATTACCATGTATGAAACTGTGTTTGAACCTCCTGCATTACCGGCACAAGACACACAGAATGTTCCGGGTCCAGTAAATGTATGAATTTTAAAATTACCACAAGTAGCAACAGTATTTCCACCTGTTGCTGCTATAAACTGAGCAGCTGCTTGAGATGTTGCGTCTTCATTAATAAATGACCAACCTTTTGTTGAATCCATAAAAACGAACGTTACAGATAATCCATTTGTGTTTAAATTTGTATTTGCTGCTGTTCCATCCATATTAGAACCATTTCTAGCCATTATAACTTTGTTAGTTCCAAAAGTTCTAGCGTAATCTTTTATTGCAACCACATTTCCAGCGCTTGGTGATGCGGGTAGAGTTACGGTTAT